CCTCCTTCGAGGAGCGCATCGTCACGTTCATTTGCCTAGGTGCGGGACCGGTCAAACCGTCAGCCCTGGCGGGCTGCCGCTTTGCCGGGTGGTGGGTACGCCTCCGGCCTTGGGGCTGGAAGCTCCCCCACCCTATCCACCAGATCTGGTGATCTGTGGACTGGTCAGGCCCTCGGCGTTTCGATTGTCACAACTCTTCACGTCCTGGGGTTGGCTTGGGGTTCGTCGTGGCTGGACTCAGGGTTGGGGCGGCTCACGACTCAATCAATAGAGCCCAGGCCGCCCCAGCCCAGCCCCTGCCACCCCACCTGCCGGTGGCCACCAGGGCGACGCCCTGTCCAGCCCTGCGCACCTGTCTTTGCCACAGGTACGCAGGCCCACCAGACCCCTTGGTACAACTGGTGTCCACTGGGGCAGGCCCTGTCCATTGGACAAGCAGGCACCCCCTGGGGCCTCTGTAGGGGCCCGGCAGGCACCCCCCAGGGGGGTAGTGGCCGGGGACGCTATAGGCGTAAGCCCCTGGGATTTTCCCGGCAAAAAAGCCTCTGAGATTTTCGGATCAGAAAAGTTGACCTGGGTCAAAGCCCCTCGCATTTTCCGAGCAAAAAGGGCGACCAGCCGAGTTTGCGCTGAGTACGACGCAGGTGTGACGGGGATGCCCTTAGGTGAACCCTCTTGAGCCCCGTGACGGGGTTAGAGAGGGGGCAACTGGCTGCTGGCTGTTGGCTGTTAGACGACCGGCGGCAGCCGTCTTATGGCTGTTGGCTGTTATCCACAGGGAGTGGGGAAAGTTTGGTTCGTTGGTAGGGGAGCTGCGGCCGGTCAGGGACCGGCACTTGCTCCTGGCTACGCGGTGAGCCTGTAGCGGGCAGCAGGGCTGCCCTTTTACCTGGGTGAACCTGGTCTTTGCTTCTGTCTACCGCTGAGTAGGGCAGGCCCTTGGGTCGTCCTATTGGAGATAAAGAGAGAGTTCTCGAACGGGCCTGTCAGGAAGGGGAGGGACCTACCCCAGAGCAGCAATGCGATTACACTCGGCCATGTAAAACCCCTTCTCCCCACTGGGTCGGGCATGGCCGAGTGGGGGGAGCAAGGAAGGGGCGTCAGTCAGGAGCTGACTTGTGAAGTCTAAATGGGACGACGAGGCCAAGTTCGTGAAGACCCACCTGCTGGAGATGGACCGATGCCTTGACCTGGTTGCCGAGCGTCGGCTGGAGCTACGGGACATGGCGGTGTTGTGGGCGTTGATGGCCTACGCCAGCTGGCGTACGGGGAAGATCACGGTCACGACGGAGAAGCTGGCCGAGCGGCTGCGGATGCAAGTGCCACACGTCGTCAGCAGCCTCACAAGGCTCAGGAAGGCCCTTCTGCTGACCAAGGGGAAGGATCCCCACGACGGGACGTTCTTCTACCTTCTGAACCCTGCTGTGGCGTCTGTGGGGTCAGAGCAGGTCAAGGGGCGGATGTGGCAGGTGTTCAAGGAATCCCTTGAGTGAGGGATGGCCCTACAGTGAGCTGGTCCAACGCTGCGCCGAACCAGTCGTTGGGTAGGTGCCTGTGGTGGGTACTGACCTGGGGGCCTTCTTGCCGAGGCCCCTCAGAATTGAAAGACAGAGACGTCGTTCCATGGCTGCTCACGACATCAACGAACAACTGGCCGACCTGCACATGGGCCTGGCGTTGCTGTTGCAGCAGAAGATGGAAGACGGCACCATCACCACCGGTGAACTGAACATCCTGCGTCAGTTCCTCAAGGACAACCAGATCAGTGCTCAACCGGTTGAAGGCACACCGTTTGGGGAGTTGGTGGCAGCGGTTGAGGACCTGGACAAGGTGATCCACATGCCGCGTCGTAAGTCGGCCTGATGGTCTACAAGGCCTCGGCATGGCAGGACCTTCCAGAGCCCTACTGCTCTGATTTCCGCTACTGGCTCTGTGTCGTCTGGAAGCATCTGGGGCTGCCTGACCCGACACCCATCCAGTTGGACATTGCTGAGTACATGCAGCATGGCCCCAAGCGACGGATCATCGAGGGCTATCGGGGTGTTGGTAAGTCGTGGATGGCCGCGGCCTTTGTGTTGTGGAAGCTGCGTCTGGATCCACAGCTGAAGATCATGGTCAACTCTGCATCGGGCGCAGAGGCCAAGAACTTCACCACCTTCTGTCTTCAGCTGATCCGGGACATGGCCATCCTCAAGTGCTTGGAACCCAAGCGCGAGGAGCAACGGTCAGCTGTCAATGCCTTTGACGTGGGTCCTGCCAGGCCAGACAAGAGCCCTTCGGTCAAGTCGGTTGGCATCTTTGGCCAGATCACTGGCTCCCGTGCTGACCTGATCATCCCGGACGACATCGAGACACCGACGACGTCGTGGTCTGTCGGGATGCGGGAGAAGCTGCTGGCTGCTGTCGGCGAATACAACGCCATCCTCAAGCCAGGTGGGCAGGTGCTGTACCTGGGCACCCCTCAGACAGAGGAGTCGATCTACAACAAGCTGCTGCACAAGGGCTTCACTGCTCGGATCTGGCCTGCTCGTTACCCCGATAAGCCGGAGAAATACGGCGATCTGCTGGCACCTGTCGTCCGTGAGAGCTGCGTTGAGCTGAAAGGCAAGCCGGTTGATCCGGGCCGCTTTTCAGAGATGGATCTTCTCGAGCGGGAGGTCAGCTATGGCCGGTCAGCCTTTGCGTTGCAGTTCCAGCTGGACACGTCGCTCTCCGACCTGGAGCGGTTCCCGCTGCGCCTGTCGGATCTCATGGTCATGGAGGTCAGTGATCACGCCCCAGAGAAGCTGGTGTGGTCCTCTGGCGCTGAGTTCCGCATCACGGACCTGCCAGCTGTTGGCTTCAGCGGGGACTACTACCACCGCCCGGCCTATATCCACGGCGAATGGCTGCCCTTCCAAGGCTGCGCCATGTTCATTGACCCTTCTGGTCGTGGTGCTGACGAGACCGCCTACGCCATCGTTGCCCACCTCAACGGCAACCTGTTTGTCTTGGAGGTGGGGGCCTACCGAGAGGGTTACACCGACGTCGTCCTGGAAGGCCTGGCCAAGGCTGCCAAACGCCATAGCGTCAACCTGATCCTGCTGGAGGACCAGTTCGGCCAAGGGATGCTCGAGTCCCTGCTCAAGCCACACCTGCAGGTCCATCACCCCTGCACCATTGAGCCGGTGCGGTCAAACATCCAGAAGGAACGGCGCATCATTTCGGCCCTGGAGCCTGTCCTCAACCAGCACCGACTGATCGTCAACCGCTCTGTCGTCGAAGGAGACAGCCGCGGCCGGGATGAAGACGCAGCTGAGATCAAGCTGGGCTACCAGCTGTTCCATCAGCTCACCCACCTCACGGTCGAGAAGAACTGCCTCCAGCACGATGACCGCCTAGACGCCCTGGCCGGAGCCGTTCAGTATTGGAACGAGTCCCTTGCAATCGACAAAGACCGTGCCATCGCTGAACGGAAGGCGGAACTCTGGGATCTTGAGTTGGATGCCTTCATGGGGAACCTTGATGGGGCCCTTGACGCGCAGTTTCTTGGCATTGCTCTTACTGACCTTCCGAAAGCCAATGGCAAAGGAACCTGGATGCCCCAACGAGCTACCCAACAGGCCTAGGGCCTGGGTCATTCGGCTGCCTGGGGCCTTTGTCGGGCCCGCTGGCACCGTTGCGAAGGGGTCGTTCCAGACCATTGTCATCGCTCCAACCGAAGACATGGCGTGGGAAGTGGCAATGGGCTGTGACGTGTGGGAGGAGTTGCCGTTTCAGGTCACAAATGTTCAAATCTTTCCTAAGGAGCCGGTAACCAATGTCCGCAATTCAGCTGGTTGACGCTGCAAAGCACTTCAAAAACCTCAGCCATCAGATCGCAGCATGGAATCAGCTGCAATCGCACCTCTCGGAAGAGCAGCTGAAGGCGTTTGCGGACCTTTACCGGTCAGATCCGCCCGTAAAGCAAGGGCAGTTCAAGCCAAGTTCCGCCTTTTCTTACAAGATCACCCCAAACATCACCTATGGGGAGATCGCACTGCAGTCAGAGTCCAGGCGCTTCGTCGCGCAGCACCAGTGCGACACGGCCGCACTGATCTGTCAGTTCGCCCAGAAGGCCAGGGACCGTTTCAACAAGCCTGTCATTGTCACCAGCGGTTATCGGCCTGCCAAGATCAACGCCATGGTCGGTGGCGCCAGCCGTTCGGAGCACTTATACGACGCGCCTGACACGGGTGCGCTGGATTTCTACGTCGACGGCGTGTCTGTCTACACCCTCCAAGAGTGGGCCGATGGCGCCTGGCCCTACTCCTTGGGCTATGGGGCGCCCAAGGGGTTCATCCACGTCGGCATTCGCCCTGGCCGACCACGCATCCGTTGGGACTATTGATGATGTACGACGACCGACCCTGGCCTCCCATTGACGAGGCCCTTCTCCAGCGACTGGATGAAGTGCTTCCAGAGAAGTGCCCTGATCTCGATGATTCAGACCGCCTGATCTGGATGATGGTGGGCCAACGGTCCGTGGTGCGCATGTTGCGCTCCGTTTATCTTGAGCAACAAGAGGAGGCTTGACCTATGTGCGGTGGTGGTGGCGGTGGTGGTGGTGGTGACAGCGGGGCATCTGCCCGGCAGGAGGCGCTTCAGCGCCAGCAAATGGAAGAACAGCGGCGCCAGTTTGAAGAGCAGATGGCTTTTCAACGGGCGCAACAGGCAGAGCAGCGGACTATCGCCATGGCGACCCCTCCCCCTGCCCCAGAGAAGGTGGCAACAGCCGCCATGTCGGCCGTCGAGTCACCGACCGCGGCAACCGGGGTGCCTGGCGCCACTGCTGGTCAAACTGCCGCTGGCGAACTGGCTATTCGGGCTGGTATCGGCCGCCGAAAGCTGCGCACAGACGTCGCAGGTGGCACTGGTGGTTTGAGCATTCCAGGGGTTTGAGTCAATGGAACTGAACCTGACTGGCAGCGTTGATCGCCAAGCCAAGCCCTACTCCAATGAGGACGAGCCCGGCACGGCTGCCGCTCGCTACAGCCAGCTGGTCAGCAACCGTGATGCCTTCCTCGAGCGGGCCCGGGATTGCAGCAAGGTCACCATCCCTGGCCTGATTCCCGACGCAGGCTTCAACGACAGGGGTCGCCTCAAGACCCCTTACCAATCCCTGGGCGCCAGGGGGGTGAACTACCTGGC